CCAGGATCAGCGAGCCCGCCATCACCCCCGGCAGATCCTGCTCACTGCGGCCTTGGCTCTTGGCAAAGGCCTCGACCACCACCGCAGGGCCAGCGGCAGGCACCCCGGCGCGGAAGTTGGTGATCGCGCCAGTCGGCGTCCAGATCATCCTCAGGTTGGCGTATTCGGCGAAGTCCGTGGCCATCAGCTACGCACCAGTTGCGCCATTCCGCCGCTGCCGCCGACGACCGGTTTGATCCCCAGCGACTGGAAGATCCGGCCCTTTAAGTCGACCAAACGAGCGGCGAGCACGGCGCCGGCCGTCCCACCAGAACCGCCTGACTCGTACTTCACGCGCAACAGGCTGGTATCCCATTCCAACACGTCGGCCTTGCTCTTCAGGTCGTCGCGGGCCAGGGTGGTACCAGGGGCGGGGCCTTCGTAGCTCGCTGCATTCAGCAGGTGCTCCCGGCCCGCTTCCACCCGGTCCGCGTAGTCCGCCTCCAGGGCCTCGATCTCGTCGATCCATCGTTGCACGTGCAGAACGGTAGAGGCGGAGATCAGCGCCACCCGGTTGAGGATCGAAGTCAGCTCGGTCTGGTTCGTCACCGACAACGGCCAGCCGGCATACCCTCGAATCAGCTCCCGGTCATCCCGTGGTGTCACCCGCCAAAGGGCGTTCAGGGTTGGGATGGTCATGGCGCGATGCGATCTGCTGCAGGTTTCCGGGAAAGCTGCGGTAGTAATCGGAGATTCCCGTGTACGGCAAATCGGCAGGCAAAGGCGCGGGCAAGGGCGCAATGGCGATAGGCAAGGGCAAGAAGGGTGGCAGCTCAATGTCCATGGCGATGCCGAAGAAAGCCAAGCCCGCCAAGTCCGCCCGCCCAAAGGCCAAGTAATCAGTCTGGGGCGTGCCACTGTTTGATTCTTGCCGCCCTGTCAGCACAGAAGAACGGCTGCGCTTGATACCAGGACCAGACATCGCTATCGCCCTTTGAAGCGTTGCAGCGAGCGCAGGCGGCCACCTGATTGGCACGGACCGTGGGACCTCCCCTGGCCTTGGCGATCACATGATCGAGCGTGATGTTTTTGGGCTGGCATCCGCAGTAAGCGCAGATTCCATTCCAGGCGTCAATGATCTCGCGCCTGAAACTGCTTCGAGTGACCAGCACGGTTCCCTCGATTCGGTGGGATGCCACCTAGGCGAGCTTCTGCAGCCAGACGCGAGCGCCGATACTGATGGATCGCTGCAACATGGTGACGACCTTGTGGCCGCTGCGTGGTGGCATGGTCAGGGCAACCTCACGCAAAACCTGCCGGGTAGCCTCTTCATCCCTGGCCCCTACCGTGGCACGAAGGGTCAGGAATGCCCGCAGTTCGGGGGGCATCGGTGCATCCGTAGCGGGGGGCATCGGTGCGTGGCGTTTCCTCAGCTTGCCAGGGTGGCTTAGGGAATGGCAATGGCTTAGGGTGGGCAGTCCGGGGCCCTCATGGGAGTGGGGCTGACGCCCCGGCACCCATTCACTACCTCCGAGTAAACCCATGCAATCACGCTTTTTACCTGTCGCGACTATCGCCATCGTTGGCGTACTTGCCCTGGCCCTTTTTGGTTTGCCTGTCTACAACGTCTGGACCAAGGGCATGAGCGGTGAAGCCCAGCTACGTGAAGCCGAGTCCACTCGCCGGGTTTCGGTTCTTGAAGCCACGGCCAAGCGTGACTCTGCCGTGATGCTGGCCAGTGCTGAGGTTGAGCGAGCCAAGGGCGTTGCCGAAGCAAACAAGATCATCGGTGCATCCTTGGAGAACAACCCTCGCTACCTCCAGTATCTCTACATCACCGAGCTGGCCGAGGGGGCTGAAAGGGGCAACAAGACCATCTACATCCCCACCGAAGGTGGTATGCCAGTGCCAACTCTGGATATTCGCGAGCAGAGCAAGTGAGCATTACCCATTTTTGCAGGTTTCACACCGGCCTTGACGCTACGGCGCAGATTTAGAGGGGGCGGAATAATCCCCCTCCTTTTTTACCCCCCCCCACCACCGAGCAACCCATGCAACCACGAGCACAGCACCTGGAATGGTGCAAGAAACGAGCACTGGCCTACGTGGATCAGGGGTATTTGCAGCAGGCGCTGAGTTCGATGATCAGCGACCTTAGGAAGCACCCTAAGGTCGCTGATCACCCAGGCATTGCGCTTGCCGAGGGCAGGATGGCGTTTGGCGACCTGACGACAAAAGAACAGGTGCGTGAGTTCATTGAAGGATTCAACTGATCACCACGCGACCACCTACCCATTCGCCGCTGCCACCAATGACCAACCCCACCCCAACGCCCCATTCAGCTGATCCCGTCGTCTCGCTCCTGTATCGGTTAGCGGCAAAGGAAGCCAAGGATTGCCAGTTTGAGACGGCTGTAAAGATCAGGGCGTGCGCCGATTTCATCGCCCAGCGTGACGCCAGCTATCCCGTAGCCGCAGACCAGGCAGAAGGGCTGAGCCTCGCCGATGTTGACGAGTTGTGCGCCGAGTTTGGGTTCCGTCTACCCGACAACGAAGGCCGCGTTTGCTCAAAAGAAGTCCTACGCGACATGATCACCGCCGCCATCACCCGCTGGCCGCTGGCTGCCGAGCCCGTTACTGATCCGCTGCAGTCGGAGGCGCTGCTGGAGATCAAGCCGGCGGATGCTCCCGTGCCTCAGGAGGCGGTATTGCTTGACAAAGGCTCTGGCCTCATGGCCTTTGGCATGGGCCGCTTAGGCGCCTTCCCTGCGCCCCAACAATCCGCCGCACCCCCGGCCGTTGATATCAGTGACAAGTCCGTCGCTGGTATCCGCGCCGTGTTGCTAGGGCTGGCCCGCTCAGCCAGTCCCGATGCCCAGCCCGCAGCCCAGCCGGTGAACCTAGCCGAGCTGCATGATCCCGACTTCTCCGGCGGCCTGACGCCAAGCCAGCACCTTGACGTGGTGCATGGTGGGGCGGATCCCAGAGTGGCTGCATCGCAGGTTCAGGGAGTGTTGGCGGACCGGTATGAGTTCTCGGTCGTTGATAGCGACGACCGCGAGGTGGCTGGAGGCAGTGCGCCAATGCTAACTGATGCAATCCGAGAGGGCCGTAACTACCTTTCGCAGTACAACCAAGACGGCCCGCATAAGCTGGAATTGCGCCGCGTTCTGGTGTTGGACCATTCGGAGGCCACCAATGCCTGACGCCACCACCCTCAACCTCCTGCCCTGCCCGTTTTGTGGGGGCACTGAACTAAGCATTCGCACAGACCTTCAAAGCAGCATTGCCTATGTCGTTTGCAGCAACTGTGACGCACAGGGGCCACCTGCCAGCTTCGCAGAGATGTTGTGGGAGAAAGAAGAAGCCGCCGCCGGCTGGAACCAGCGCAGCACCTGGCAGCCGATTGAAACGGCGCCTAGGGATGGGACGTGGGTGCTGCTTGCCGGCGGCGAATGCGAATATAACGAAGAAAGTGATAACAGGGGGCGTGTTGTTACGGCGCAGTGGACCACCGAATACAGGTCAAACGCAGGCGACCGACCTATTGCCGATTTTGGGCGCTGGGAGTTTGCGTACTACGACTCAGGCGTTTATGGGGAATACGAAAACCCCACCCACTGGCAACCCCTCCCCAGCTCACCCATCACCCCCATCCCCCATGCTTGACGCCAACACCCCCGCCTTTCAGCAGCAGTACCCCAACGGCGCCATAGTCCGCGACCGCATGGGGCGCCAGTTGCGTGGCGTGGTGGCCTGCAACCCAGAGACGGGGGAGGTGATCACCTGCGACATGGGGTGGATTGCTAAGGCTTGGCTGAGGGCACTGTGGACCAAGGATCCATTCAGCCATGCTTACCGTTGGCGACTGGGCCGGCTGCGGTTTCCATCAAGACTGCCCCGCTACGAGGTCGTAAGTGGCGAGATTCTGCGCCGCCACGGCTTCCACCCCGCCCCGCTGACGATTGAGCCTTGCCAGTGGCTCCATATCGGGTTTGACAAGCCCTAAAACCTAGCCGCTGACCCATGAAGAATCCATTCACTCAGTTCAAATTTGCTTTCGAGTTCTGGGCTGCTGCTGTTTTTGGTGTTTGTTCACAACACTTTTACGACTGGAATGAATGGCTATTCCGCGACCCAAGATACACGCAAGAAAATCTTACGGGACGATTCTGGCAGGAAATCAATGAGGGCTGGGACTGGATGCAGCCTTACATGATTGAGCACAAGCAGGAGTTTGATGCGTGGGACAAACTCACACCCCAGCCGCCCGCCTAGCCGCGATCTCCCCCACCGCCTCGATGAACGTCCGCCCACCTGCCGGAGCATCTAACGGCGCCGAAGGCTGCAGGCTGCGGGTGCGATCGGGGAATAGGTATCGCTCGCTGGCCGTGGGTGCGGTCAAGGCACGCTGCAGCAGCCCCCTGGCCCGTTCCTCGCTGATCCCCTCCGCCTTGGCCAGGGCCCTGACCCCCGCCGCCTGCTCCTCCCGCCAGAAGTCGTTATCGAGCAGGGTGTCACGAATCACCGGGTCCGTTTCCAGTACCTCATCAGCCGGCAGCGGGACCGGTGTACAGCGGCATTGTGGGTGGGCAGGGATGACCACCTGATCAGCCGGGTAGATGCGGCCATGGCGGCTGAGGCACCACCTGCAGGTGCGTTCGTCGGTGGCGGCCACCCAGCGGATGAAGCTGAAGCCCTCGGCCAGGTTGTGATCGATGGCCCCCTTGACGTAGGCATTGGCCAGTTCTGACCGAGCGATCACTTCGGCACGCTGCCGTAGCCCCATCCGTGCGCTCTTGCCGGTGGGGTCGGTTGTGCCCTCTAGCGCCCCAACGATCTGCCGTTCAAGCCGCTTGGGGCCCCAGCCACGGGCGACACCTTCGCTGACGATCTGGGCAATCTGATCCCGGAACCGTGCGGATTCGCCCGACATGAAGGCGGTAGCGGTCTGGGCGGCGGCACGGATCGCCAACGGATTGGCCCCGGCAAAGGTGGCGCTGGCACCGGTAACGATCGACTGCAATGCGGCCGCAGCTTCACCGCCAACGGACAGGGCCTCGACCAGATCGGTGGTGAACTGGCGCTGCCAGGCGGTGATTTCCTCTGGCGGCAGGAACTGCTGAGCGTCCCGCAGAATGGCCCGGTACTTGGTGGCTGCTTCGGCGGAGCTGTAGGCGCCAGGGGCCCTGATGGGGTTGCCTTCGGGGTCAAGATCGGAGGGTCCTACGGCATTGAGGTAGGCGCTGTAGTGCCGCTTCAGGTCACCCAGGACGCGATCCAGGGCGGTGCGCAGCATGGCGGTGGTGTTGGCCAGGGCGCGGGCTTCTAGCTGGTCAAGGATGGCGGCGTAGTCGTCAACGACTCCGACGATGCGGGTGGTCATGGGTTAGCGGCTACGGTTTTTTGGCACGGCGACCGGATCGAGCGTTTCTGTAACTGTCAAAACTTCTAGTTACGGTTGAGATTGACTTCTGTATTTTGGCCAGCGCCGCACGCTCGGAAGCCTTGCGAGGTTTGGGCGTATTGCGCTTAGCTTGAATTAGTGCGTCAAGCCGCGTAGACGCACGCTCAGTTCTCGCTTCGGTTTTGCGACCAAATTGTGATAGAGGAGAATTTCGCTCGCCTACAACCTTGGTTTGCACTTTTGTGGTTACTTTGTCAACGCCTCCTGTTAATAGGTTTCGCTGATTTATTTTTACGGCTTTGCGATTGATTCCTTCTGGTGCTATGTATGACTGCTTGCCACGAATCGCTTTAAC